ACGATGTAGCTCCAGATTTTATTATTATAGATGGCCCTTGGGCTTTTAATAACGGCCCTGGAGCAGGCTTTGGCGGAGGACAAGAAAACGTTAGTTTCTCGCCATCTGATATTGGTTTAATAGAATTAGAAAACGATATTACGTTAGATCAGCCACTTGTACAAACAGAGCAACCAAACAATGGTATTTTCGGAAACGAAGCGTTTGATGCATCAATTACATTTTCCGCTGGTCAGTCTTATACGATTGTATTTTCTTCTTTCCAGCCAGATGCATTTGGTTCAATGAATGTAGAAATACACGGCCCAAGTGAACTTGGAATATCAGCTATACCAGAACCAGGAACATACGTTCTATTAGCTGGTTTCGCAGCATTTTTATTTGTAGCAATCAAAAAACGTAAATAAGTGTAAATACACTTATGGCATCGCAAGGTTCGCACGATACAAAAATTATTTTAGGTAGTAAGGGTACTGGAAATCAACTAGAAGTAGATTCCAATGGTGTCCCTTCAAATCGAAATCTTGGATTTAAAGCAACCTTTACAGCGGGCACTACCTTTACTGGACTTAATGGATTTTACACAGGCGCTGGGAGTCTTTGGCGACAAAGCGGATTCAAAGATAGCGATAATCAACTCAATGGGCAATTTTCCCACGCTGCTGATGCGGGAAGTTGGGTTTTTAACGAATCTAGTCATACTGATAATATAGGAGGTCCTCCACTTGTAGACTTACTTTCATCTTCAACGACAGCAGAAAATTCTTTATATCCTTGGAACTGCAAATATGGTTTTGGTCCATTACTTCCTGATGGACAACCTATAATATTTGAATTACCAGAAACCTTATTGACTGGAATACAAAACATTTCCTTCAGCCAAGAAGTGCAAGAAGCTCCAATTCAAGTATTGGGTGGTCTATCCGCTCCTGTGCCACAGGGTCCAACTACTACAAAAGTAAGCATAGATAAAGTTTTACTAAATAAAGATTATATGTTGACACTGACTGGATCTACTGGGCTTTTCGGTCAGTTTATTTATGGAGACAATATTTTAGATTTTGAAAATGCCGTTATGGATGGATTTACTGTTTCGGCAACAATTGGAGAGGTCCCTCAAATAGCTTTTGAACTAAGTGTTTATGGAGATCTAAGTGGTTCTAATCACAGCAGGTTACCTAGAGCTTTAAAAGACAGTAAAATATCATCAGTTACTCAAAGTGGCATAAGCGTTGTTTTTGATAAAAAAATCGAAAATGCAGTTCAGTCTTTTAATTTTACGGAAAATTATCAATGGCAACCGTCTTATAAAATAGGACAGGTTGGGCCATGTAATGTTGAATTAGTTAGCTATGCGTCGCAAGAAGCAAATATATCAATAGAGGTAGAAGACTATACATTTGAAAATAATTATTCGTTTTCAGATCTAACATCAGCGAAAAACAGAGATAGAAATATATCTTTTACATTAACTAACAAAAATGGAGATAGCAATGAGTTCATAATGAAAAACGCATCTCTCGTGGCTGAAAACATATCTGCAGGGGTTGGAAATACCGTAGTAGCAAATTTAACATATAGAGGATCCAAAACAATACGATTAGGTAACAATCCGCAAATTGTTTATCGAGAATCTATTCAAGGTAATGAATAATAAAAAAAAAGTGTAATAATAATATATGGCGTCTACAAACTTTAACAATTTACCAGTATATTTAACCAAGCCAAACACAGCAGGTTCGCCTGCATTGAACGAAGATAGTTCTCGTAAAGCGTTTGCGCAGCAAGTTCAATTTAATTATACACCAAGTCTTTCGACAACTAGATTGTTAGGAGCATCGGCACGTAGAAAAAATGTGGTAATGACTGGGCCTCCAAATTTAAGCATATCGTTCAGTTGTTTGTTGCAATCTAGTGGTTACAGTAATGAAACAGCAAGAAGAGACGTACAGGAATTTAACCCATTTGATTACACAGGAGAGCAAGGAGCTGGCTGTGGTATAACAATTGGACACGAGTCTAATGGCATAACTTTAACTGGTTGTTTTTTAACTAGCCTTAGTCTTTCAATTTCGCCCTACGCACCAGTTGTTGCTAATTGTGACTTCGCTTGTTATGATGTACCTAATATAACTACAGCGGTTTTAGGGAATGGTGGCAAACTAACTGCATTAGCTGATGCTAGCAATCATGCAAGCCCCAGAGATTTTGACGTAACTGGTTTGGTTCATGGAATTTATTCCACTTTTACTGGATACGTAGATCATGCATTAGATTTCGAATCGGTAGGTTATAATTATAGCGCATCATACACGCCAGTTTACAAAATGGGGGAATTTACGCCAGACGTTCATTTCACAACCGCAGAACAATCTCTTCAAGTACAAGCAGATAATACTGCTGGCTTATCACCCGTAACTGGATTAGCAGTAAGACCAAGTATTGAACTAAGAAGCTCTAGTGATCCTTTTAAGAAAATAATATTTGATGGCGTGCTTAATGGAGAAAACGTTTCTATAACTGCTGGTGATTTAGCTAGAGCCCAGCTTAACATAACCGAACCACTTAAATAATTTTTTATTTAAAAATGTGTAACTAAATTTACTATATAGATATGGTTAAGTTTTGTTCTGAATGTGGTGCTAAAGCTGAATATAAATTCAGCCCCCCTAAATTTTGCTCAAGTTGCGGAGCTCCAATGGGAGTGGCTCAAGTAAATGAGTCTCAACCACTTGATAGAAGCGTGCAGTCTTCAGCAAAAATTGTAGCTATTAATGACAGCGAAACGGACGCGGAGTTCGTTCCAAAAATTAATAAATTAGAATATGAAATAGATACTCTAGGAAGTCAATATAATCATACTATAGGTTCTCTCGGTGGCAAATCACCAATGTCTAAGAGGCAATCTAATACGAGAGATATTGACGATCCTAGATAAATGTACAGCTTTGAAGACAAAATACGAGAGATAGAAACAGCTCTCGAAAAAAAAAGAAACAAGTGGGATTTAGACGCTGTTCCTTCTGTTGACTACGATGATATAAAGCAAATCATCATGACCCACATTTATAAGAAGTGGCATATGTGGGATCAAACTAAAGCTGTAGAGCCTTGGTTAAGTCGAGTGGTTTCAAATCAATTTAAAAATTTATTGAGAAATCATTATGGTAATTATGCCAGACCATGTTTAAAATGCCAACACAATATGGGTGGGACTTCTTGCGATAAAAATCGCAGTGGTGTGCAAGAAAATTCTTGCGCAGAATACGCAGACTGGGAAAAAAGAAAAAAATCAGCATACGACATAAAATTAGCAGTAACAATAGAAAACCACACAAACGAAGTACAAGAAAGACAAGACGATAACATTGATCTAGAAGAAGCAACTGAAAAGCTATCTAAAGAATTAAAACCGCAATTAACAGTAAAACAATACACGGCTTTTAGAATGTTATTTATAGAAAACCACACAGAAGAAAAAGTCGCTAACTATCTTGGATACAAAACCACAGAAAGAAGAAGGTCCGCTGGATACAAGCAGATTAAAAACTTAAAAAAAATATTTCAAGAAAAAGTAAGAGAAATACTTGAAAACAAAGATATAGTATGAATGAATTAACAGAAGATCAAAAAAAGAATATTATAGAGGAGTTTAAGAAAAACCCAAATATAATAGACATAACTAAAAAAATTTTTGAAAACGAAAACTTAGACGGTAGGTCTAAGGAAGGTAGGTCTGTAACTAAATTTCTAGCAGAAAACGGATTAAAAACAAAAACCACAAAACACAATAAATTAGAAGCTATTGTACTAAACGACAAGCAAAAACAGATAATCGAAGAAAGGCACAGCGATACTTGGTCGTCCCTACAGATAGCGAAAGAATTGTTTGGCAACGATATTAAAAATTTAAGCAAGGAGCAAAGAACTGTGCACGAGTACACTTTAACTTTAGACGACATCGAACCCACAACAGAAGAAAGTTTTAATTATGCTGCTCCACACGCTATATCTAGGATTATAAAAAAAATAAACGATTCGACTGGATACGGGCTAGAAGAGAATAAAATGTCTAGACATCAAAGAGCGTGTTGCGAAAGATTGAGAATTAATTTAAACAATTCAAGATTTGTCGCTATTGTCAACAATTATAACAACCCTAGAGATAGGGAGCTGTTCGAGCAGGAATTTATTCGTTTAACTTGGGACAAACCAGACTTAAGCGCTGATGAAATAAATCTTTATATGAATGTAGCAAAAGAGATAATTAACTTAGAGTTGATCACCTCTCACCTACAAAAACTAAACGATATGTTTGAATCGGCAGACGATCAAGATGAAATGACTGTAAGGCTTGCAGAAATTATAAAAGCCAAAAGTGCCGAATACCATCAGTGCGAAAGTAGGATAGAGAACCTCACTAAAAAACTACAAGGAGATCGTGGAGAAAGGATGAAAAATAGGCAAAAAGAAACTGCTTCGTTTTTGTCTATTGTCCAATTGTTTCAAGAAGAAGAAGAAAGAAAGAACATGGTGCGCATAACGGAAATGCAAAAAGAATTAATAAAAGATGAAGCTAAAAAACTAGAGGGTATGGCTGCATGGAAAGCTAGAGTCTTGGGTATAGGTATAGAAGATGTCTTATAAATGTAAAGAATGTGACGCCGAGTTTGATTCGGAAAGAAGTCTGCATACGCATATTAAAAAACATAATATGTATCTTGGAGATTACTATGTTAAGAATTATCCTAGACGGAACAAATTAACTGGAGATTTAATTCAATTCAAGAACAAAGAGCAATATTTTAATACAGACTTTTCGACTAGAGCTCAATTAGCTAAATGGTGCGAGCAATCTGAACCAAAAGAAGTTTGTCAATACATATCTGACGTTTTGCGTAAAAGAACAATTGACAAGGGTTGGAAGCATGCACCTTTTCATATAGAATTGCAAAAAGAAAAACTACCTACTATAGATGTGTATAGAAAGCATTTTGATAGTTATAAGAACGCTTGTATTCAAGCAAAGGTCAAACCACTGTTTACCAAAAAACTTTCAGAAAAATTTTTTAAAACTTTTGACGTTAATGTTTTTGTAGACACAAGAGAGCAAAAACCTTTATCGTTTAAGAAGTCTGAAATGGTTAAATTAGATTTTGGCGATTATACTTTATCTGGGGATGATTTCACGAATACTTTTGTAGACAGGAAAAGCGCTACAGATTTTATTGGCACTTTCGGATCTGGCTTTGATAGATTCAGAAGGGAAATGAACAGATGCGTGGATACGGATTCTTATATGTACATAGTCGTAGAAAAATCAATAAAAAAAATATATAAGGATTATTTTCCTGGTAAAAAAATAACAACGCTCAACTGGGCGTTTTCAAACCTAGTAAAACTTCAGCACGAGTTCCCTAGGAATTGTCAGTTTGTATTTACCGAAAATAGAGAGCAAAGTGAATTAATAATTCCAAAATTATTGGCGTTAGGTAAAGAGCTTTGGGAAACAGATATTCAATATTATATAGATTGTCAAGATGTCTTGGGAGAAAGGTAATCAAAAGCCTCTTAAAAAAGAGGATGTAAATAAACAAGTCTTAGAACTCGAGGGATACCTTGATGATAATAAGGCTAAATATTGGTTGTACAAATTTCTAAAAGAGAATATAACATTCACTACTGAGCTTTTAACAGGCATAGAACTGTTTCCATTTCAACACATGGCAGTTAAGGCTATGATGGAGAACGACTACTTCCTAGGCATATGGTCTCGTGGTATGTCAAAATCCTTTTCTACGGGTATTTTCGCCCTTCTAGACGCATCTCTGAATCAAGGCGTGCACATAGGAATCATATCCAAGTCTTTTAGGCAGTCTAAAATGATTTTTAGAAAGATTGAAGATATAGCTGCAGATAAAAAAGCAGAGCTGTTTCAACAGTGTATAGGTAAGGTTACTAAATCTAATGACGAATGGTCTATGCAAATAGGTAAGAGTCGTATTACCGCCTTGCCTCTTGGTGATGGTGAAAAACTTCGTGGTTTCCGTTTTCAAAGAATTATTGTTGATGAGTTACTTTTGATGCCAGAGAAAATTTATAACGAGGTTATCATGCCATTCTTGGCTGTTGTGGAAAACCCAACAGAAAGACAAAAAATAAGAGATGCTGAAGATCAAATGATTAAGGCTGGTAAAATGAATGAAGAAGAAAGGACTGAATGGCCAAGTAATAAAATGATAGGGCTTTCATCTGCATCTTACAAATTCGAGTATCTCTACAAACTTTATCAAGCTTATGAGAATATGATTTTTAATCCAGGAGCAAAGAATCAAGGTAGGAGATGTATAATGCAGTTTTCTTATGATGCAGCTCCGAAAGCTTTGTATGACGAAAATTTAATTACACAAGCTAAAGGTTCAATGAGTCAATCTCAGATTGATAGGGAGTTTAACGCTATATTTACTGATGATAGCGCTGGTTATTTTAAAATTAGTAAAATGACTGATTGCACTATTGTTGATGGAGAATCTCCAGCTGTAGAGGTTGCTGGCGATCCAGATGCAGAATACATTATGGCATTTGACCCTTCTTGGTCTGAATCTGAAACCTCTGATGATTTTGCCATACAGGTAATAAAATTAATGCCAGAGCAGAAGAAAGGTGTAGTTGTGCACAGTTACGCTTTACCAGGAACCAATTTAAAGAAACACATAATATATTTTAAATATTTAATAGATCACTTTAATATAATAATGGTGGTAGGAGACTACAATGGTGGAGTGCAGTTCTTGAACTCATGTAACGAAAGCGACATATTTAAAAGAGATAAATTAAACATAGGTTGTTTTGATGCTGATTTCATACACCCACAGAATTATACAGCTGATTTAAAAGAGGCTAGAAGACAATACAATAGATCTAGCAATGTTATATGTAACTTGAGAAAGCCTACGTCTCAGTGGATAAGAACTTCAAATGAAATGCTACAAACATCGTTTGATAGAAAAAAACTTTATTTTGCTGCAACAGCTATGGACGACAATTACTCACTACAAAAATCAAAAAAAATACCAATAAAAGATTTAAAGTTTTCTAAGTATGAAGATGAAAAAAATGTTGGCGCTAAGATGATTGAATTTATAGAGCATCAGAAAGACATGTTAGACTTAACAAAAGCAGAATGTGCACTTGTGCAAGTATCAACCTCTGCTGGAGGCACACAAAGTTTTGACCTACCTCCAAATTTAAAAAGGCAAAAAGGCGCAGATAGACCAAGAAAGGATTCTTATTCCGCTATAATACTGGGAAACTGGGGAATGCACATATATTATGACATGATGAACATCCCAAAAGAAAGTAATGTTGGGTTTACTCCAATGTTTATTAATTAAAGTTGTCAAAGTTACTTTAACTTTGTGTAAAGAACTTTATAATAAAACTATATGGCTAGAAAATATACAAAAAAATCAAACTACTGGGAGAAATTCAATAAGCAAGCACCTCAAATATCCCAAGCGCAAGAGAATGTTGAACCAGCTGCAATGGGTGAGTCTTATTTTGTTTCAGAAGCGTCTTATAATAGAAGTGGTGGATCTGGTGGGTCCACAAGCACAAGGATAAACAGATCTGCAGTAGCAAATACTGCTAATAAATTTAGTCAAATAAGAGGTGGTTTGTTGCCTTATGAGCTTTCAACTGACGGGGTTAATGTTAGAGATGCAATCGAACTTTGCCAAAAAGCTTATGCCAATGTTCCTATTTTTAGAAATACCATAGATATGATGTCTGAGTTTGCAAATTCAGAATTATATTTAGAAGGTGGCAACGCTAGCTCTAGACACTTTTTTGATAAACTTTTTGATAGAATTAAAATATGGGATCTAAAAGATCAATACTTCAGAGAGTATTACAGGAGTGGTAATATATTTTTGTATCGTATAGATGGAGAATTTAAACTAGAAGATTTTAAGAAAATATCTAAAACAGTGTCCGAGTTACCTGCTAAAAACAAATTCCCTTTAAAATACATACTGCTTAACCCTTTTGAAATTGTAGCCAAAAGAAGCACGGTTTTTAGTACAAAAGATGGAGCTTACGCAAAAATACTTTCTGAATTCGATATGGAAAGATTAGCTAATCCTAAGAATGATTACGACAAAGAAGTGTTTGATGCGCTAGAACCAGAAACCAAAAAACTAATTAAAGAAGGAGCGTATTTCAAAGATGGTTTAAAAATTAATTTAGAAAACGAAAGAATAGCCTATAGTTTTTACAAGAAGCAAGATTACGAGCCATTCGCAATACCTTTTGGATACCCAGTCTTAGAAGACATAAACGCCAAAATGGAAATGAAGAAAATGGACCAAGCAATCATGAGAACTGTAGAGAATGTGATCCTTATGATAACTATGGGCACAGATCCAGAAAAGGGAGGCATAAATCACAACAACGTCAAAGCTATGCAAACTTTGTTTCAAAATGAATCAGTAGGACGCGTACTTGTTTCTGACTACACAACAAAAGCTGATTTCGTTATTCCAGACATTAACAAGGTAGTTGGAGCTCAAAAATATGAGGTAATCAATAAAGATATTAAAGAAGGTTTGCAAAACATTATCCTTAACGATGACAAATATAATGGAGCACAAATAAAAGCTAGAGTTTTCTTAGACAGGTTAAAAGAAGCTAGAGAGGCATTTATCAATGATTTCTTACAGCCAGAAATAAGAAGGATAGCAAAAGATTTAGGTTTCAGATCATACCCAACTGTAAAATTTAAAGATATTGATCTAAGGGATGAAGTCCAATTGATGAGAGTGGCTACAAGATTAATGGAACTGGGTATATTAACAGCAGAGCAAGGTATGGAAATCATGCAAACTGGAAGGTTCCCTGGATCTGATGAATTAGATAAAGCTCAAGGAAAATTTGTAGAGCAAAGGAAGAAAGGATATTTTAATCCAATAGTTGGTGGTATACCAATGATTGAAGACGAAGACCCGAATCCAAGTGAACCAGTCGATGAACAAAAAGTACCTGGACAGCCAGGAAGACCAATGGATACAACCGAGGCACACGGCACTCTTTCTAGGGATGCTATACAAACCACAATATACGAAGTAGAAGCTTTGCACTCATTAGCCAGCAAAGAAATGCGTGAAAAACTAAACAAAAAAAGGTTAAATAAACAGCAAAAAGAAATGCTGGACAAACTATGCGAATCAGTGGTCTGCAGTAGCGAAAAAGAAAATTGGACAAGTATGATGATTTCTTGTGTAAATGACTTTAGTAATATAGAGAAACTAAATATTTTAAATGAAATTTATGACGTTTCAGATTCTCATCAACTAGAAATTTATCCATCAGCAATTTTATACCATTCAAATGAAAAAAATCAATAATCCATTACAAGCAAACGTCGATCGATCAAACGGAGACATCGAAATTTCTATAGCTAAAAAATATTCTGAAAAAGAAGAAGCTACATATAAGTCATTTATGTCGGTTTGCGCAATGCAAGATAAAGATTTAGTTGACACTTCTGCGATGGACGATGATCAAACAATGAAAGCGTGTGGCATGCAATACGATAAAATGAGAGCCATGATAAATGAAGTTGGTAAAGGAGGTTTAACCGATAAACAAAAAAAATTACCCCCAGCTCTTCAAAAAGCTATTTTAAATAAAATGAAAAAGGATGGCAAAATCTCCAAGGAAGAAGAAGAAGCGGAGGCAAAATTACTTTCAAAGGATGATCAATCTAAAAAAGAAGTCGGACCAGAAGGCGAAATGAAGGTTGTCGAAAATCCAAAAGAACCAAAAGTTTCTAAGGCCGCACACGAACTGCCAGCAGATGCTAAAAAAAAGCTAGCTAAAATAGCAAGCGAATTAGATAGTGCCGTAAA